TGGACGCTACTATTAATCAAAATGCGTTATCTTTGCAAGAACTTAATATTCAAGCTTTAATAGGTAGGATGATCTAATGAGCAATTACACAAAGACTACAAACTTTACAGCCAAAGATACTCTTCCTACAGGAAATGCAGCGAAGATTATTAAGGGTGCTGACTTTGACATTGAGTTTGATGCTTTAGTTACAGCAGTGGCATCAAAGGCTAACTCAGCAAGTCCAACATTTACAGGGACAGTTACGATACCAACGCTTAATGTAAGCGGTACGCTAACTGCGGGAACAATTACTGGAGGTACATACTAATGGCTCTTATTGATGATTTGTTAGGGCTTGGTTTTGATGTAAGTCAGTTTCAAAACCTTTCCGATGAGCTTAAAGCCTTTGGAACTACTGCTCAAGCTGGTATGGAAACTATAGGCGACACTGCTGCTTCTGAAATGGCGTTTAAACCTTTCACGGTAACTTCAGGAACAGGTACAGCAACGACTACTGCTGACGGTAGTACCGCATTAGCTTTGTCCCCTGAGCAACAAGCTTTACAGGACACTTTGTTTGGAGGTGCTTCTGGTTTAGCAGGGCAAGCTACAGCAGCTTATGACCCCATCTACGAGCAACTAGCTAATCAAGCCTACGGTGGTGTTGGTAGTTTAATGACCCAAGCTCAACAAGCTGCATTAGACGCTGGGGCTATGGACAGGGGTGCTAGGGAAGAGCAAGTATACGGGCAGTTAAGAGCCTTACAGTCCCCTGAGGAAGAAAGGCAGCGTTTAGCCTTAGAGAATCGTTTAGCCTCTCAGGGGCGCTTAGGTACGCGCACAAGCCAGTTTGGAGGTACTCCAGAGCAGTTAGCAATGGCTAAGGCTCAGTCAGAGGCTCAGAACCAAGCGTCCCTCATGGCTATGCAGCAGTCAGGCGCTGAACAACAGCAAGCACTCCAGAGAGCCGCTGGTTTACAGGGTTTAACTTCAGGTATGTTTGGAATGGGTACGCAAGCTAGAATGACCCCTAGACAGATACAAGGTATGGACTTACAAAACTTAGCTGGAATGATGCAGTCTGGTTATGCTCCAGAATCACAGATGTTAAATCAACTGCAAGTTGGTACTAATATAGCTTCTCTTGCTGACACAGCACGTAGGCAAGGTGCTATGGAGAAAGCAGAGTCTTACGCTTCTGGTCTTAGCTCTAACTTAGAAGCTCAGAAACTTAGATCAGACTTGCTACGTGGGGTTATAGGGTCTGCTGGTGGCATTATAGGTGGCGGTGTGGGTGGTGGTGGTTTGTTTAGCGGTCTTTTAGGAGCTGTTAATGACGCTACAGGTGATAACATACCTCCGTTTATTAAAAAACTATTAGGACTTTAAGATGGCTAAATTAGCAGAAGGGTTATTTCAAAACATTAGAGGTTTTGGTCGGCAAGATCCAACGCAACCTGCCCGCCAGTTTGCTCAAGCTTCTCCGTACAAGCAAATGGGAACCACAGACCCCCTAGCTCGTCGTGTGGGCAGTTTGTTTGGCAACTTAGGGGTAGACACAAGCTATATGCAGACGGGTGAGGAACGTGCTGGGGCAGCAATGACTGAAGCTAGCAAGGGACAGTTTGAGTCTCCTGAGGGTCGTATGATTGCTATGTTGGAAGCTCAACTTCCTACGCTTAGGCCTCAGGCTCAGATGGAGGCTGTTGATAAGATTAGACAGCTTAGGGGTATTGAGCAAGCTAGGTCTGAAAAAGAAAGGCAAAAACGAGAAGAAGAGTTAATTCTTTCTGCTTCTGCGGAATCAAATCAAAGAACTAATATTGATCTTGCTAACGCTATTAAAGATGCTTATCCTAATGTAGCTTCTGCTCTTATAAGAGGAGATTCTGAAGCTAAAGCTTTTGCTTTTAAGTTTTTAGAAAACAAACTAGACCAAAAAGACGTTAATAAAGCCGATATTCAATTCGGAGCCGCTACTGATAGGGCTGAAGATAAGAACGGAAACCAGTATTTTTTAAAAACAAAACAAAATCCAAATACAGGATCAATAGATGTTGTTTACACTCCTATAGGAAAGGCTCCAGAGTATGACGCTAGTAAACAAGGAGATTTAAAGTTTATTTCGCGTCTTGGAGAAACTGTAGATCAGAAAACGCAAAGAGAAATAGAAGCAGAAGATCAAATAGAATGGCTTAATCAAAGAGCAGATATTTTACTAGAAACAACAAGGGCTCCTGAAGTTATTTCAAAGGCTGAAAGAGCTATAGAAGCCTTAGAAAACATAAATACCAGCGGTTTTGATGCGTCTTTGAAAACCGTTACTGATTTTGTTGGGGTAACTGAACCAGATGTGGGTGTTTTTAATGCTTCAGTTTCTGATTTTATATTAGAAAGTTTAGGACAGTTAGGCGCAAATCCCACAGAAGGAGAAAGAAAGTTTTTAATAGAAGCAAGTGCTAGTTTAGGCACTTCTAAAGAAGTTAATAAGGCTTTACTCAGAAGAGTTAAGAATACCTTTACAGATATTGTTGGGAGAGGAAAATGGCTTACAGAAAATCCTAAAGCTACGCGAGATGAATATGCAAATTGGATGCTATCCCCTACAAAAGAAACTATTATTGATTATGATAGTTCAGGTAAAAGAATCAACTAGGAACTTTTATGGAAAACAATAAACAAATCATTGCTCGTCTAGAAAACGGAGATAAATTAAGATTTCCTGAGGGTACTTCACAAGAAGTAGTTGATAAGGCGGTTCAGCAGCATATTATAGGCCAAAACGCTTCTCAAATAAAAGCTCCTTTAGATTTACCATGGTATGAGGATGCTCTTAACTGGACTAAGAAAAATATGGAGCTTCCGATGGGTATGGGAGGTTCGTTAGGAGGTGCTGTTGTAGGAACTTTACTTGGCGGGCCTGCAGGTACTGTAGTTGGGGGTATTGCTGGAGGAGCTTTAGGTTCTGGAGCTGGTTCTGTAACTTCTGATGTTTTAGAAGATGTTCCTATTGTTTATGCTGATGCTTTAAAAGAAGCGGCAATTTCAGCAGGAATAGATATAGTAACATTAGGTGTTGGAAGTAAAATAAAAGCTTTTATAAAAGGTAGAGAAGCTTTAGGAGTATCTCCTGAAGAGACTGCAAAACAATTAATACAGAAAGCTCAAGAAGGTATGCCCACTGGTTCTAAAGAATCTTTAAGAGCTTCTCAACGATTGCTCCAAGAAGGTGGGGCAACTTTGCTCCCTTCTCAAACAAAACAAGCAACAGCTCTTCAAAGATTTTCTGAATCTATTGCTGAAATAGGTGTTTTATCTGGTTCTACTCTTGCAGAAAATACTAAGAAAGTTAATGCTGTCATAGAAGATAATCTTAATAATATTATAGAAAGAAGTTCAGTAGGTGCTCTTGATTCAGCGGCTTTAGGTGAAGAATTAAACTCTGTTATATCTGCTGGTAGACAAGCAATGATGTCTTCTTACGGAAACTCTTTAGATCAGATTATACCTTCAATAAAAAGAGGCAGTGTTTCTACTAAACCACTCAAGAATAGAATCACAGCGTTTAGGAAAACATACGTTACTAGAGAAATCATAGACGGTAAAGCTGTTGAAGCGGTTAGTAATTTAAGCCCTCAAACAGCTTCTTTTATGGGAGAGATAAATCAAATTCTTAAGCTTCCTGTATTAAGCGGAGATTCTTTAATAGCTTTAGATAAAAGAGTTACTCAAAAAGTAACAGATATTGCTGAAGGTTTGGGAAAAGGAGAATCAGGGGTAGCTACCTCAGATTTTAGACAGCTTACAAAGCTATCTGAAACACTAAAAGAAGGTATACAGAGAGCTATAGAAAATATTGACCCTAAAGCTGCTGATGATTATCAGCAATTAAAAAGAGCTTACAGCGAAAATATGAGCGGGCTTCTCCCAACTATTAACGCCAGTACTCTTAAAGGGATAGCATCAGGTAAAAAAGGTACGGAAGTTTTAGGAAAAATGTTAGTAACTGCTAACTCTCCTGAAAAAATTGAAGCTTTCATGAAAAGTATTGACACTGCTTATGCAAAAATAGGTAAAGAATCTGCTGAGGAGTTGACTTTTAAAACAGCTCAAGAAGCCAAGCAAGCTATTAGGTCTTCTTTTTTAGAAAAGATATTTAATCTAACAGCATCAGAAGGTGACGATTTTTCTAAATACGCTAAAAAGGTAGGCAAGTGGGGATCAAAAGACGGTAAAAGGTCTTTAACTGCTGTTTTTGGAAAAGATACTCCAAGAGTTCAACAGATCTTTAACATGCTGTCAGAAACAAGCACTAAAACAGATTCTAATTTTTTAGGTTTATCTATTAGGGGTAAGGAAGTAGGAGCTGCTGGTTCTGTAATTGCTGCTGGTTTTACTGGAGCATTGGGGGCTATTGGTATATTAGGATTACCTGTTGTTTTAGCAAGAGCAGCTACTAACCCAAAGACTACAAATAAACTATTAGCTTTTGAGAAAAAGAAGTTTTCTTCAGAAGACGCCAAACAAGCAGCAGCAGCCATTGTCTTGTCAGATATTCTTGATATTGTACCTGATGATGAAAAAGAAGATTTTAAATTAAAAATACAGTTAGAAGAACAGTAGTAAACAAAAGGGGGCATTGCGCCCCCTAAGTTTATATCTCGCAGACTCCAGCTACACAAGCTAAGGTTTGCGCCCCTTCGGTATTGTCCTCCTTCTCTTCAATGTCCCATTCAAACTGCTTGGGCATCTCCTTGCTTAACTTCTGGTACGTCTTCTTGTCTATCTTCTGGTACGGAGCTTGCTTGTACACATGCTCTGCCTCAGGTAGAAAGCTAATACCGCTGACGGAATCAAAGTTCTCCCAGATCCACTGACAGACAGCGTAGAAGTTATCATCGTTGTAGTAGCAAGTCATAGAGGGCTTGTGCTCACACCAGTGGTCTTGATAGGTCTTCCAGAGCCTTAGCTGCTCCATAGCTCCCATGCTTTCCACAGTCACAGCCTTCTCAGGAGCCTTCTGAGGGAACGAGAATACCCAGTTAGAGTTATTCATTACGTCCTCTTCATAAGGGAACCCAGCTTCAATCATAGCGGTAGCCAGAGGGTCTTTCTTGTCAGCTCTAACAGTACGAACGTAGTAGTCGCTAAAGCGCGGGTGAATACCGCTGGCGCTGTCGGTCAACTGTGAGACAGTACCGGAGGGCTTGACGCACGTAATGGCTACTGACTGGTTGATACCCAGAGCTGCGGCCCACTGTCGGTTAGTCTCTACCGATACAGTCCTCAGGTTGTCCAGAAGCTTACCCAAAGCCTCCTCACCTGTAGACCCATTGGTCAGCTTACAGTCCATGATGCCCGTCATTGAGACACCCAGAAGCGCCTCTTCCTCTGTGTTACGCTTCCAGATGTTCCGTAGGTATCGGAAGTCCGTAAGGGTAGCCTGTAGAGTCCCTAAGATGGTCGCTAGGCGCACCTTCTCCTTGAGTGACTGCAAGGTATCGTCTGGGCGTACAATCACCTCAGAGAGATTACAGAACTGATAGGGGCGTAGGATAATCTCAGAGCAAGGGTTAGTCCCAAACTTAGGTGTCGCATCCCTGCGCTCGTTACGTGCTGCTACCTTCTGTGCTGCAATGCGGCTAAAGATCCCACGCTCCCCAGACTTAGAGTCGTACAGGCGCTTCATCTCGGATGAGTAAGTGTCAAAGTCAGGCTTCTCAGAGTACACAGCACTGTTGTTTGCTAAGGCTCGCTGACCGTTGCTAATGTACCACTCACCGTTCTTAGCGTTAGCCATACGATTGTCAGTAACATTGCTCAAAGAGATTAGGGCAGACCTACGGACACCACCAACGACTACAATGTCTGCAATCTTACACACTAAGTCATGGCACTCAAGGGACGTTAGCTTGCGTCCTGCCGCACCTTTGAACAAGTCCACTGAGAAGTTAAACAAGTCAGCCAAAGGTTGTGGCCCACTGGCTCTACCGCCAAAGGTCTTCAGTCTAGCCCCTGCCAACCTAACCTTAGTCAAGTCACACTTAGGAACCTTACCAGCGTACAGGAGGCTTATAAGCTCTCTGAAGGCGCTTGCCCAGCCTACCTTACTGTCGGACACCACAACGGTTGTCTTTGTGTCATGGAAGCTGTCAGCAACCACAGGGAGCTGATTAACGTAGTCCCGCTCAACGCTGAACCCCACGCCTGTACCGCACATGAGAATGTACATAAGCTCGTCAAAGGATCTAGGGCTGTCTATGGGCAGGTAGGAGCAGTTAAAGGCTGCAACATTGTCCCGCTTTAAAGCCGCCCCTGCGGTCATCATACAGCGCATGGAAGGCATTACCTTCTGCTCAAAGATGGCGTTGTACAGCTCTTCAGCCATAATATCGTCTATCTGGTTACGCTCCGTGAAGAAACTAACGTAACGATTAATGGTCTCTTCCCACTCCTCTCTGCGTTGTTCATCGTCCATGTAACGTGCGTATCGTGATTTATGTATGTATTGTTGATATTGATCCATTAGAGTTCGTAGTCCCCTCCAGTTAATAGTGATAGTTTTAATTGATCCAGTAAGAAGTATAAGTCAAGAGTGTCCATATTGGTAGACACAACAATAAATTCCTCCGACTTGACAACACAGAAAGCATCTTCATAGCTTGTTAGGTCTTCCTTTTCGGTAATTGCGTTGAATACCAGAGGTACTGTTATCTTATCTTCGTCGGCTTTCTCGCCAAAGTTTCCTTGAATTACTTTCATTCTAGCTCTTCCTGTTCTTTGACCATCTTGTTTAAGTACCACTGAGCTTTCTGCAAGTCCTGTAGACCATTCTTGTAGCGCCAGCGATGAAGATACTTTAGCACATTACCTTCACAGTAGTCAACAATTCCTTCACCTAATTGCTGTTTAATGTAGTCTATGGCTTCCATACCACCCTGATTGTAATGTGGAGGTTTGTTTACAACATCGTTCCACTCCGCAGGTGTAGGGTCAGCCCTAAGCTGCATAACGTCATTAATCTTTGACATATAAATCCTCCAACTCTCTAAATAGCTCCTGCTTGTCTATAAATCTATGCTCAAAGGCATCTAAAATGTCTTCAGCAGTTATGTCCAAGACTTCACATAGCAAGTCTGCATCGTACTCCTGAAGGATTCGTTCTCTTAACTCATCAATTAGCATTGGCATAGTCAATCAACTCTTGTGTCGTTGCTAGGGTAAAATGCTTTAAACCTTCCTTGTCACACCACTGTCCCATTGTCATCTTAGCACCCTTCCTTACTTTCTTGTTGGGATCTGACAATACAAAGACCAACTCTTGATCTTCAGACAGACAATCCCTAATTGATTTATATTTAAGTGTGTCTCCTTCCCTAAAGAATCCCTTACA